ATGCTCTCATACCTCCTACGATTGCGTGTGTGACGTTTATTTTAATTAAATGACCCATGTCTTACCAAGTCCTTCCTCGGCTTCTCCATTGATTGTTGGACTTTATACGGACTTCTCGATTTAGGACAGCTCCTGAGATCCGATCTCCTAGTAATCCAAAGATCCTATCATCAGATAGCCATTGCTTGACTACCTGTTCGTGTTCTTTATCTTTATTATTAGCAATAATCTTGTCTACATCCATGTGCATACACTCTCTCCAGTGTGAAATAGATGCGGATAGGACATCTACCCTGTCATCTCGAGGTAAAGCACCCCTTGCATCATGTAATCTAGTAATCTGCCGTTGAGTTTCCTCACTCCTGATTGCTTTCTTATTAAAAACTAAGCGGTGTTGAGAGAGAACAGGCTCTAGAACATCTAACATACGAGCTTCCTTCTGTCCCTTAACTCTAAACTCCTCAATTCCTAGGTTATGACCACATACTTCATTAGCTACAGGAGCTAAGAGCTGACAGAACATAGCATCACCGAAGTTACTCTCGACGAATACGTTCTTTACATCATAATCTCTAGCAAGTTGACAGATTTTTAGTAGTACAGACTTATCATACCCACCTTCCAGTCCTAATAACTCATGAATAAAAATGTATCCATTAGCAAAAGAGCTGACACATACCCCTGTTTCATCTGAGCCACGACCTGAAGGGTCAACAAAGATTAATGTTTGTAGATAATCTGTGTAGTTATCTGATACCCACATAGGTTCATAGATTATATCACCAGCCATACCAAAGGATGGCATCTTTTTCATTGGTGAACTGTTTGCCCAGACAATTTTCTCAGGACAGATTGACGGATCTAAGTCTAATACAATTAAGTCTGCCAATCTTAGTGGATATTTCTCTGCATCTGCTAAGGATGTGTCTAGTTTATAGTGTAGTGCAAACAATCGAGGACCAATCTTTGCTTTACGTTCTTCTAAAATTTCGTTATTAAATCTTTCTGGCTGAGTAGCGTCTCCTACCTCTCCTTGCAGTTCCCATATCCACGGGTTTACATTCTCACACTCTGCTTCATTGTGCTTATCTGGGATGACAGCAGGAAACTTGGTAATCGGATAGCCTTCACCTAAGGTGTTGTAGATAGAGTCTCTAATCTGAGGTGTCCCAAGAAAAATAACCCGACCACCCACGTTACGTATCTGCTCAAACTCGGATACTTTGTTTAAAAGTTTTTCCCGAGCATTGGCTGTCTCACAGTTGCCTTCGATTTCGATATCATCTCCGATAACAAAGTCAGCGTGAGAGCCTGTAATCTGGCTAGTGATACCTCTAGCAAAACAAGACTTATCCTGCCCTGTCTTGGTTCTACATCCTACGTTAAATGCGAAAGCATTATCAGTTGTATTGTCTCCCGGAACTAAATGACTACAGTATGGTACCAAGTCTAGGATTTTCCTAG